CAGGAAGAGGATGTGCAGGATAAGCATGCCTGGGCCAGGCTGGTGGCTTCCTACGCCGAGAAGCTGGGGATCTCCCCGGCGGCACGGGCGAGGCTGGCAAAGAAAGCGGCAGAGCAAGCGGCACCGGATGACCTGGAGCAGCTGCTCGACGAAGTATCGGAATATGTGAACAGGTAAATGTTTGATGAGGCACGGGCGCAGCGCGCAGTCAGGATCTTCGAAAGCCTACGGCATACCAAAGGCAAGTTCTATGGTCAGCCGTTTGTCCTGCTTCCCTGGGAGCGGAAGATCGTTGAGGACGTATATGGCACGCTGGATCGGCGCGGGCTACGCCAGTATAAGTACATCTATGTCGAGATTCCCAAGAAGCAGGGCAAGAGCGAATTGGCAGCTGCTGCTGGTATTTATCACTTATTTGCTGATGGTGAGCGCAACGGTGAAGTATATGGCTGCGCTGCTGACCGTGGCCAGGCTTCCCTGGTTTTCGATGTGGCGGTGGATATGATCGACCAGGCGCCAGCGTTGCGGAAACGGGCCAAGTACACGGCCAGCAAGAAGCGGATCACCGACAAAGTGACCGGGAGCTTTTACCAGGTGCTGAGTGCGGAAGCGTACACCAAGCACGGGCTGAACGTGAGCGCCTGTATCTTCGACGAGCTGCATGCCCAGCCCAACCGCGGGCTGTGGGATGTGATGACCTTCGGGGCGGGCGACGCCAGGCAGCAGCCGATCTGGTGGATCATCACCACGGCGGGGGATGACCCGGACCGGGTGACTGTGGGATGGGAGCAACACGAATATGCGCGGGCGATCCTGGCAGGTGAGATCGTTGACCCGACCTGGTACCCGGTGATCTATGCTTACGAGGGCGACGATATCTACAACGAGGCGAATTGGGCGCTGGCTAACCCGAGCCTGGGACAGACGATCACCCTGGAGTCGGTGCGGGAGGCGGCGGAGAAGGCGAAGGTGCGACCGGCTGACGAGCGGCTCTTCCGCTGGCTGCGGCTCAACCAGTGGATCACGACCAAGCTGACATCCTGGCTGCCGCTGGACCTGTTCGACCAGACGGTGGGCGAGTGGAGCCGGGCGGACCAGCTGGGCAAGGCGTGCTATTTGGGGCTGGATCTGTCGTCGACGACCGACCTGACGGCCCTGGCGGTGCTCTTCCCGCCACAGGATACCCAGCTCGACTGGCGTGTGTTCTGGCATTGCTGGCTGCCCAAGAACGGGATCGAAGAGCGGGTGAAGAACGACAAGATCCCGTATGACAGGTGGGCGGCGCAGGGCTATTTGACGCTGACGGATGGGGATGTGATCGATTACACGGTGATCGAGAAGACGATCCTGGAGATCAAGAAGTTCTACAAGGTGCAGGAGATCCCGGCAGACCGGGCGATGGCGGCGATGCTGATCCAGCGCTTGGAGCAGAAGGGCCTGACCTGTGTGGATGTGCCGCAGACCTATACCGGGCTGACCGATCCGATGAACCAGGTGGAGATATTGCTGAAGGGGCAGGCGGGATGGCAGGAGCCACCCACCCCTGACCCCTCCCTGAAGGAAGGGGAATCGCAGGAAGACATCCCGGTGGTGCCAACCGATCACCTGCTGCGGGGCAGGATGACTCACGAGGATAACCCGGTGGCGCGCTGGTGCTTTGGCAATACGAGCATTGCCAAGAACGGGCAGGGTTATATCAAGTTCGTCAAGGAACACAAGGGCAAGAGCGTGGACCGGACGAAGCGGATCGACCTGACGGCGGCCTGGGTGAATGCGATGGCGAGGGCCAGGTTCTGGAGTGGACGGGTGGATATCTCTGCTGAGATTTTGAGCGACGATTGGGGCATGTGATGAATATATTTCAACGATTGAAAATAAGGTTCAGCAACCAGGCGACCGACATGGCCCCGGCTGATTTCTTAAAAGGTGTTGAAGTGGTAGGGTTAGCCGATGGTTCCGGGCAGTATGTTACCGCGGAGAGCAGCCGTAATATCGCCACAGCTTACCGGTGCATCAATGTCCTCTCAGACGATGTTGCGAAATTACCCCTGCAGACTTTCGTCAATATGACACCTGGACAGATCGACCGGGTGAAGCCATCCAACCGAACGGAGAATATATCCTGGTTGCTGGAGGTCTCGCCTAACCGGTGGATGACTCCGCTGGTCTTCAAGAAGCTGGCGATCACCTGGTTGCTGACCTATGGAGCAGCTTACATCTGGCAACCACCCAGGGCAGCCGGTCGCAGGCGGGAGCTGTTCATCCTGCCCGCCAATGTGACCACGCCCTATTTTGACCAGACGGGGCAGCTCTGGTATGAGGTCAAGATGCCGGGAGTCCAGCCACACAGCTACCCGGATGTTGAGGTCTTATCCCTGCTGATCAATTCCACCGATGGGGTTACCGGAAAGTCGGTGATCAGCTATGCCAGGGACACGATGGGCAGGCAGCTGGCCAACTATGCCACGCAGAATAAGATCGCAGGCAAGGGGCTGAACCCGGCGGGCATTGCCTGGATGAGCGGCGAGCTGGACAAAGACGCCCGCAAGAAGGTGCGCCAGACCTACGAGGAAGCTCTGCGGGAGTCGGGGATTGCTATCTTCGACCCCAGAGTGACCAAGTTCGAGGCGATCACGCTGAAGCCGACGGATGCGCAATTCCTGGAAAGCATCCAGGAGAATGACGTGGAGATCGCCAATTTCTTCGGTGTGCCGCTATATAAGCTCAACCAGGGCAAGCAGTCTTATCAATCCAACGAGCAGCAGAACCTGGATTATCTTAACACGACCCTGGATCCGTATCTGGTGCAGTGGGAACAGGCGGCAGCGCTCAAATGGCTGACCGAAACGGAGCAGAATTACACCTATTTCCGCTTCAACCGGGACGCACTGCTGCGCACGGATGCCAAGACCAGGGCAGAAACACTGGAAAAGCGCATCTTTTCAGGGCAATTATCACCCAACGAAGCCCGGCAGATCGAAGACCAATCCTCCTATCCAGGCGGTGATAGCAAGTATATTCCTGCCAATATGGGTGTAATTTTGCCGGATGGGAGCCTGAAAACTGGAGGAAACAGCAATGTTTGAGTGTCAAAAATGCCACAAGAAAGCGTCTGAAGAGCAGGCCAGAGCTGAGAAGTGGACAATACTCCAGCAGGCCTCACAGCCGCAAGGTATTTTGTGGGTTATGTGCCGGGATTGCCTGGTGGTTGGGCTGAAAACCGAGCCCAGCGGCTCCCTGGCTACGATGGATGTCAAGATGGACGCTCCGGTGAGGAGAAAGCGAGGGAATAATGCCAAGAAGTGAGCCTATACGTATCTTTGATGGCCCGCACGCGCCGTATGAGCCGTTCTGGACGATCCGCGATGAAGCGGAAGAGCCAGAAATTGAGTTCTACGGCTACATCTCCGAGTATTCCTGGTGGGAGGACGAAATCACGCCCAAGATGTTCAAGGATGACCTGGAGAAGTATGGAGCAGGCGGTCCGGTAACGATCCGGATGAACTCTGGCGGCGGGGATGTGTTCGCGGCCAGCGTGATCCGCTCGATCCTGGTGGAGTACCCGGGGAAAGTGACCGTGCGGGTGGACGGCCTGGCGGCTTCAGCTGCGACGGTTGTGGCTACCGCCGGGGATGTGCTGAAGATGCAAGACACGGCATACTGGATGATCCACGATCCGATTGCGCTTGTCTGGGGTAACGTCGAGCTGCTGAAGCAGATGATCGACACCCTGAAATCCATCAAGGCAGGGATCCTGGATGCCTACGAGACCCGGACGAAGATGGAGCGGGAGAAGCTATCCAGGATGATGACCGATGAGACCTGGTTCTCAGCGGGCGAGGCGCTTGCGGCTGGCTTTATCGACGAGGTGATCACCGATAAGAAAGCCCAGATATCGCAAGACCTTATGGCCAATGCAGCGATCGTGAATGCGCTGCGCAACTATGTGAATGTCCCGGCAGACCTGCGTGCGCCTGCGCCGCCGCACGAAGAGCCGGCTTTCAATGCGGCGGCGGAACGGCTCCGCGCCGAAACCAACCTTTTCAAGAACTACTGGAGGACAAACGAATGAACACTAGCAAGGCAGCATTAGATAACGTCAATGCGGCTGCGGAGAAGGTCCAGGGGATTCTCAACCAGATCGAGAAGCATTTTGCTGCTGGCGAGAACGACCAGGCTTTGGCTTTGCAGCCCCAGCTGGACGAGTCCAAGTTGGCTTACGACAAGCTCAACCAGCTGTACCTATCCATCCTCAACGCCTCCCCTGTTGGCCCGGATCCGGCGCGCCCGTTCATGCCAGCAGGCGGCGTACAGGTAACCAAGGCTGAGGAAGACCAGGATTTTGGCAGCCCGAGCGAGTTCTTCAAGGCTGTCAAGAACGCAGCCCTACACCCCTCCCGGGAAGACCCTCGCCTGCGCTCGCGCAAGGTTGTGGACGCCACCGGGTTGTCTGAGGGTGTACCGGCGGATGGTGGCTATCTGCTGCACCCGACCGTTGGGCAACCGATCATCGACCGGATTTATGCGACCGGACAGATCCTGTCCCGTGTCACCTCTGACCCGATCGGTCCCAACTCCAATAGCGCCGTGTATAACGGCGTGGATGAGACCACCCGGGCCTCCTCGCTCTTTGGCGGCATCATCGGGTACTGGGTGGCAGAAGGCGGCACCATCTCTGCCAGCAAGCCGAAATTCCGCGAGGTCGACCTGAAGCTCAAGAAAGTGGCAGCCTTGTGCTATGCCACCGACGAGCAGCTGGAAGACACCGTGAACCTGGCCGCATGGCTGGGGCGCACAGTGCCGGATGTTCTGCGTTTCCATGTCGAGGATGCCATCTACGAAGGCGATGGCGTTGGCAAGCCGCTCGGGATCCTGAACAGTCCCTGCCTGGTGTCTGTCCTGCGGGATACTGCCAGCACGATTGTCTTTGCGGACATCGTGAATATGTGGGCACGCCGCTGGCCTGGATACCAGGACTACGTTTGGCTGGTCAATGCAGACGCTGCCCCGAAACTCGACCAGCTGGTGCTGGCAAGCTCGACCGAGATGCCGACCCGCTTCATCGACTACGGCCCGGATGGGGTCATGCGGATGAAAGGCCGCCCAGTCCTGGAAGTTGAATACGCTGCCACAATGGGCACGGTTGGCGACATCCTGCTGGCCTCGCTCTCCCAGTACCAGACCATCAATAAGGGCGACGTCAAGGAAGCCAGCTCGATCCACGTGCAGTTTGCCGCGGAAGAGACCGCTTTCCGGTTCACCTACCGGATCGACGGCAAGCCGCTGTGGCACTCGGCACTGACCCCCTTCCACGGCACGAACACGCAGAGTCCGTTCGTTTCGTTGGCATCGGCCAGCTCGTAAGCGGGCATGAGATAAGACTTTTGGATAAGGAGAACTAAGATGAATCCTTTTGTTGGGTACGATAACTTTATCCCGTTGCTGGCCCCGGCTGACATCACCGGAACAGTGACGGCCAGCGCCTACATGGACCTGAAAGGCGCTAATCGGGCGGGTTTCCTGGTTGCCTTCGGGGCGATCACCGGAACATCCACCGACACCGAGGTGGTGACCGTTCAGGCAGCCACCGCCCCTGATGGGACTGAGGCAGCGATTGCCTTCAGCTATCGTCTTTCCGGCGCTGTTGGCGCTAACACCTGGGGAGCCATCACGACTGTGGCGAGCACCGGGGTTGCGCTGACCGTATCGGATGACGACAAGCTGTTGTGGATCGAGATCAACCCGGATGCAATGGCAGCCAACGACTACCGCTACGTGCGGGTCTTGCTGACCGATACCCCAGACATGGCGAACTGCCTGGTTGGGGTGATCGGAGTCCTTGACGCCAGCTACAAACAGACCACGTTTGTATCTGCGACCGCTTCTGCATCCGCCTAAGCGGAGCTGCATGAATCACGCTGGCGAGTCTTTACCGGCTGGTTTTCCGGTCGATATAACGACTGCTTATACTTGGGATGGCGGGGGCAACGGCTCCGCTTCCCGCCATCCCAGGCCACTGGCTATCGTAGGGAGTCATTCCGCTACCCGCGAGCTGGCTCCCTATGATGACCCGCGCTTCGAGATCTGGCTGTTCAATGAGTCGGCTATGAAGGCGGAAATATACCGGCGCTGGGATGCACTGCTCCAGATCCATCTCCCGGAGGTCTACACGAGCCTGGAGAACTGGGTCAATAAGGATCACTGGAATTGGTTGCAGCAAGACCACGGTGATAAGAAGATATATCTACAAGATATTGACCTGCGAGTGCCAAACTCTGTGAAGTACCCGCTGGATGGTATTCTGTCGATGGTCCCTTATCGCTACCTGCGCTCCAGCCCGGCGATGGCGCTGGCTCTGGCGATCTACCTGGGGTATAAGGAAATCTGGCTGTACGGCAGCGAGCTCAGCTCCAACACGGAATATGCCTACCAGGCGACCAACTACGCGTTCTGGATCGGCTTTGCCCACGGGCGGGGAATCGACCTACACCTGGAATGCTGGCAGGCGGAGTTCAACCAGCCGATCTATGGCTATGAGGGCGAGGCGCAGATCGACCGAGCCTATTTCTCGGAGCGCTTTGCAGAGCACGAGCGGGCATGGCAGACCAATGAAAAAACCTTGGCGGAATTGAAGAACAGGCTAGACCGGGCCATGCTGGAAGCGAAGTTCGATAAGGTCGGGCAGCTATCTCTTGAGCTGCAGACCGTTGCCCTGGTGGCCGGTGAATCATCGGGGGCAATGAGCGAAGCCGAACGATACAGCCAGCGAGTGGATCCTATCTCACGCCAGGAGTTTGAGCGGGTATCTGCCAATGCCTTCAATAACGGCGAGAAGGTGCGGGAAAGCATGTGGCACGCAGGCGGGAAGTGCGAGTACGTCTGGAATGTGTGGAAGCAGACCGGCAGGCTGGAGGCGCTAAACCAGCTGAGGACATTCCTGAAAGAACGGACGCAGCTCGCCTACGACACCGGAGCCATGCTGGGGATCTATCGTGAGAATATCGGTTATCTGAATAAATACGACGAGGTTGTGACCGCCCTGGGCGGGAAGCGGGCACTGGTGCATGTTGGGCTGGTGCAGCCGACGACTCTTGGGGTGACGTATGACTA